ACATACTGCCTAGCATGATAGGCAGCAAGCTCACGATCTGACCAAGGCTGATCAGGAAGCACCAAAAGATGTTGCAGCGCCCCGTGCATGATAACTTCTTCTAATTCATCAAACACTACGCTATCCATCCCCGTAGCATTATGTTTTGGTTTAAGCGCCAAAAACATTCGGCATTTATAAACACGTTTATTGTCTGGTAAAGGAAGAATAATGTACTTATCAGGGCTGATTTGTGTAATAGCTTGAGGAGTACTAGCTTTAGCAAAAGCCGTACCACACAAAACAGGGCGGCAATTATCATTATTACTTTGTTCTTCGCAGCACGAAAGCACGTTAGAAACTGAATATGCTTCTTCTGTCGTAGATGAATTGTTATTATCACTATTAAACTGCGTTTCATCATACATAGGCATATTAAAAGTCGCTGTTGGCGGAGTAGGAGGGGCTACATCAGATAGAACTTCATTACCAGCGCGAATAGGACAATTACTATCATTATACTGCGCCCCATCATACATAGGAGCATTAAAAAGCCCTGTTGGCGGAGTAGGACACCACGCCTTAGCTGGGTCTATACCACTAAAAAGATCAGCCCACTCTGGATACTTACAAATAGCAGTTTCCATTGTAAGTCGTTCTAATGGGCGGTCATTAACCAATACTGCAAATACTGCATGAACGTCGGTATTTTCGGGTTTGTTGTAAGCGTACTCATGAACGCCGGGAGACAAATCAAACAAAGGTGGCTGATAACGCCAATACAGTGTGCGCTCACAAGTGCGAATGGCAGCATCGCGAATATACTGCACAATAGTCGCGTATGGGCAACCAGGTACAGAAGCCTGCACACGGGGAACAAGAGAGGCAAAAGGACGGTCAGCCATCAAATCACCTCTTTTGGATCAAGCCCAGCAGAAGGAGTATCAGTAACCACGCGGGATTGCAAGCTAACACCCAACCCTTGTGTAAATGATTCTAAAAACAACTTAGCCCGCCCTGAATTAACGTGTTCGTTATCAATAGACTCAGCCAAAAACACAGTGCCATCCACAACAATAGGAAAATACGCATCTGATGGATTTATGATTTGATCGGAAAGATTGTAATTAGGCGGAATTTGAGCGTATTCCCCAATAAGCACCACCCCAGCAACAGGCCGAGGATACACAAAAAACTTGTTTGGGTTATGAACATGCCGCATAAAATTAACTGGATACCCTGCTTCCTCATTTTGCCAGTTTGGCGCAGTACGATCCAGTGTTTGACGATTTACTTCAGTAATAGCATTACCATTTTTTACTTGGAATATATCAATAAGCCGTAAAGAATCAGCAGGACAGCTTTGTAACACCGTACCTGGCGTTGTTGGAATATCCCCAATCACCGCAAAAAGATCAGGACGAATCATCGCCATCCGCTTAAGCGTCTGATTAACAAAACCCAACAACATCGTATCACTATACCGATACGGTGTCATAGTGTCCTGAATTAACTGCCGAACTTCAGTGATAATTTCGCTAGGTGTCATCGTGGCAACCCTCGCGCAGCCTCTTCAGCCAATTCAGGAGAAGTATAAGGCGGCGGTTCAGGAATATCCTCAGTAGTCAAATCTACTGCAAGTTTTCGACGAGACGTCTTAGTTTTCTGAAACTCTTCAACACGAGCTTTGGCGTGCTCAGGAATAAACCGCTCAGGAAATGCGACTTCTTCAGGAATTACTTCGCAATTTGGGTTTTTCGCCAAAATCTCGTCGTACTCATAAATAAAACCGTCTTTTTTCACTCGGATAAACAATTTACTCATAACACTCCTCCAAAATGGGGGCTAAAGCCCCCATTAATTACCCGACAAGATTAACAAACTCTGCTACAACACGAACCACCGCGGTAGAAGGAACAGCGGTGCCAATCACAATATCAATAGTGTCGGCAGTAGTATATACCTTACCTGCACTCAACGGATTAGTACCAACAGGCACCCCACCAAAAATACCAGTGGTCGCTACAGACTGCGCAGCCAGATAGCCAGCAGGAGCAGTACCATCCCCAATAGCGATCGTACCTGATGGGGCAGGAGTATCAACTACTAAGCAAACCCTGCGCACAAGAGTACCGGCCGGAACAGACATAACTTGAAGTACATCATTAGGAGCCAAAGCAGGCGCACCAGCAGCAGCGCGTGCGGCAATAATCTTGGGAAAATCGAGCGTAACACTTACGACGCTCGAACGATGTACCCCGCTTGCAGGAACAGCAGGAGAGCCTTTATTAAAACCCAACGAATCAGTATAAGTAGCCATTTCCGATTCCTTTCAAATGAAAACTGGAAAAGGGGGCCAAGCCCCCGTTCATCAAGGCATCGTAACCACCGCAGTTGCTAGACCTTCAGGTTTAAGAACTTTGTAACCATAAACCTGCAACCCACGGATAATCGTACCAAATGTGGTTTCACTGCGGATAGTCTCCATGTTAGTCATTTGCGACGCGAACGTCAAGGCCATTTTATGCCCCGCAATAATGCTGAACTTGGTACCAGAACCAGTACCAGTACGGTGCAAATTATGGCTGACATAGACCGTAAAACGGTCAATCATACCAATACGCCCATTACGCAGAATAGACGTATTATCACCAGTCAGCGAGGCGTCTTTCAGGTCGGATTTCTTGATCAGTCCAGCCATTTTAGCTGGAATAACCACAAACCGATCTTGTTCAGGAACGTTAGCTTCGTCCAAAACGGTACCCATATCAACCAGTAGATCAATAACAGACGAAGCTGTCACAGTCACTGGTGCCGCAGTAGTACCAAGGTTGAACGACTGAGAAATACGCCCCGCGTTAGTGCCCTTGTTGGTAGCAGCAATATCAGGAAGAATATCCGTCAGCACACGGGAGTCAATCTTGATCTTCATACGCTCAGAAGCGTCTTTAGACCAAGCATCCATCAAGTTGATGTCTGATTGAATCTTATCCACATCGTCTTCGACGCAGGCAAAATACTCACCTTTGTCAATGACGAGTTGGATTTTCGGTTTATCTGGAGTTTCTACAGTCAGGGTTTGCCCCTTAACGTATTCACGAATAGTGATTTCCGGCATAGTACGGATATTCACAGTATCACCGTACTGACGGATTTCACCCTCGTAATCAGTGTTCGAAATCGCTGCAAGTACAGTGGCGTCGTAGAAATTCTCGATCAGTTTGCCCGACCAGATTTCAGGAATGAAGTTGCCACTGTAATTCGGACGACCAGGAGAAACAGGATATCCCATGATACAACTCCTTCAATCAACCAGTGAATTGGATACGACCTTCTCGCTGAGCAGCGAAAATATCGCGCTCAATGCGATCGCGCTCTTGTTCCCGACCTTTGTATTTCCCGGCACGAACATCGTTGAAAAACTTCGCAATGTCCGCCGGAGTATAAATCTTGGCTTTGTTTGTAGTGGCAGAAGCTACAGACCCCCTCGAACGCCCAGGAGCGATCTGTTTTTCCAACTCAGAACTTGGCGAACGATTGGTAGGTTTAGTAGCAGTATTTTGCCCAGTAGTTTCAAGCCAAGCACGGAAGATATTAATTACGCGCCGCGCATCAAGACTACGTTGCGCGTCTTCAAGGTATGTCTGGCGAGTAATACCAGTGAGCGGATCGGCCTCCAATAGCCACGCATGGAACGCTTCATTTGCGTTAATTTCACGAAAATTGGGTATTGCTGCGGCTAGGTCGGCCCAAAACTGTTGTTCAGCACTCATGTATTGCCGCTGCGCAATAGTCTGCACTTGCGGAACAACACTCGTCTGCATCTGGCGCAAAGCTGCCTCAAGTTGAGCAACCCGCTGCACCAACGGAGCAATTTCCTCTTTAGACACCCTGCGCATCACATCTAACGACTCACCATACTCCTCAACATCTTTGTCAGTGACAAATTTATCAACGACAGATTGTTGAGGCGAAGCAGCCGCCGATTGTTGCGCGGTCAATGTCGCAAGTAACTGCTCCAGTTGCTGCACACGCTGAGTCAATTCGCGGTTCTGTTGATGTAGCCGCGGTACTTCAGCGTTGTACATACCTTGTAGCGTTCGGTATTTCTGAAGAAGAGTCTCTTCCGACGTATTGTCGTCACCCGATTTACTCTGCTCGTTTGCAGATGATTGGGTAACGGTATTCACCGCAGAATTCTCGTCGGCAGTATTTTCAACAGGCGTATCGGTACCATCGGCGGGAGTTTCTTCCGCGCCTGTGTTTTCGTCCGCCCCATTGAGTTGTTTGTACAACTCCTGAACTGCCTCGGCCTGCTTACGAACTTGCTCTGGAAGTGTCATAACAAACGCTCCTATCGGTATGCGTGGTTAAACGGCGAGCTGCATCACAGCTTTGCCGCCAAAACAGGGGCTTCTTTCGCGAACTCAATGAGTTCTACCAACATTTGGCAGCGCCCCTGAAAAACTGCCGAATTCTCTACCGCGTATGGAAGCCGTTTCATTTCGTGCGCAAGAACACCTTCCATCCAAGTCAAAATCTCTGGATATTGCCGAACAGCTTGCGCTAACGATTTAATAATCTGCGGTTCAGGTTTAATCATGCCGCGCTCCTAACAGTATTGGCTTCCATCCCACCCTTAGGCGTCCCATCAGGGTACGTAGGCGTGCCATGTAATGGCTGAGATTGTGATTGCGCTTGCGCTGCAAGCGCCATTGCCCTAGCCTGAAGACGACCTTGATAATTTGCCTTATCTCTAGATGGAACAATGTCATCCACAGGCATCTGCAAACCTTTTGCCACCTCGCGCAAAATAGCCGCACGCCCTTCCTTCCCAATAATTTCAAGATCAACAGGATTGGCAGTAGCGTTAAGAAACTCAATACGACGGATATTAACCGTTTCTTTAACCGCCAAATTAATTGCCCCTTTAGCAATAACTTCTACGTCCCCTTTAATGGATTCATCTTCATCATAACGCATATTGTATATAAACTGCCGTCTTACGATTGGTTTAATTATGTCAGAATCAATATGCATAACTACCTGACGAATACCCTTACCCGCCGCCCCCATAAGCATAGATAGACCAGAAGATGTGCGGCCAGCCCCATGAACATTAAGGTCTCCATAAATATAAGACGGGATACCCGAATGTTCATCAGCCAAACGGCTAAACTTCTCATAAACCGCCATCAACTCAGTAGCGCGGGAATCTGGCTGAGTAAATCGAATAGCTGGGGCATTTGACCCAACAGGATCGTTAATAGTTTGCCAGATTTTCCAAGGCACCATTGTAGTAATATCTTCGTTAGGCGGAAGACGCTCTATATTCACTTCAACCTGCGGGCCAGAAGAAATACCCATATTATTTACCAACGCCCGCGCAGCAGCGTTACATACATTCTGCAAATCAGCAATAATTTCAGGTATCCCCTTACCCCAAAAAGAACCAGGACACTTAATAA